GAGGATGGTCATGGTTACAACGTTGCTATTGGTTATGCTGCTTTAAAAACACAAAATGCTGGGGCAGATGCCTATAATACAGCAGTAGGACATCAAGCTGGTACAGCTGTTACAACAGGTATTAAAAATATATTACTTGGTGGAAAAGCTGGTCTCGCGCTTACTACTGGTTCAAATAATATTGCTATAGGTCATGGGGCTTTACAAACTGAAGACGCTCATGGAAGAAATGTAGCTATTGGGGATGGCGCTTTATATTATTTAAATGCTGGGATTGAAGGTCAAAATGTAGCAATAGGTTATGTTGCTGGTACATCAATGACAACGGGTATATATAATAATTTAATTGGGGGTGAATGTGGTGATGCATTAACTTCAGGATCAAGAAATATAGCTATAGGGTTTAGGGCTCTAGGAGCAGAAGATGCACATGGGCGTAATATAGCGATTGGCTATAATGCTTTAACAGCTCAAGATGCTGGTGCTGACGCATATAACGTTGCGGTAGGTTATGATGTTGGTAAATCTGTTACAACAGGTGTAAACAATACAATAATAGGTGGTTTTGCCGGTGATGCATTAACTACAGGTGAAAACAATGTTGCAATTGGTAGAAGTGCTTTAAGCACAGAAGATTCATATGGATATAACGTTGCAGTTGGAACATATGCTTTATTAAATCAAAATGCGGGAGACAACGCGTATAACACCGCGGTAGGATATGGTGCTGGTGAAAATGTTACAACAGGTGTACGAAATACTATTATGGGTGGTTTAGCAGGTGATGCTTTTACTACAGGATCAGATAATGTAGTTATGGGATATGCAGCTTTATCAAATCCTAATGCTGGTAATAGAAGTATTGCTATAGGTAGTAGCGCGTTAAATGCTCAAAATGCTGGTTCCGCTGGTCAAAACATGTATAATACAGGTGTAGGATATAATGCGGGTGGTTCTATGACGACAGGTACTTTTAATACATTAATCGGAGGGCTTACAGGTGATGCGGTTACTACAGGTCATCACAATATTGCAATAGGATATAGTGCTTTATCTACTGAAGATGGTAATGGTTATAATATTGCTATTGGAAGTTATGCTTTACAAGATCAAAATGCTGGTGCTGATGCTTATAACATTGCTATAGGACATAATGCTGGTAAAGAAGTTTCAACAGGTGTTCAAAATACTATTGTAGGTGGACTTTCTGGCGATGCTCTTACTACAGGGGCTGGTAATACTGTTTTAGGTTATCAGGCTTTAAGTGCTGAGGATACGCATGGAAGAAACACGGCTATTGGATTTAATGCTTTATTAGTTCAAGATGCAGGTGCTGATGGATATAATACAGCTGTTGGTTATCAAGCTGGTTTAGCTATTAATACAGGTGTTAGAAATAGTATATTAGGATATGCAGGTAAAGCATTAACAACAGGTAGCGAAAATGTAGCTATAGGATACCTTACAATGAACGCTGGGACTACAGGTGGTAAAAATGTGGCTGTTGGAACAGAAGCTTTAACAGCAAATTTATTAGGTAGTAGAAATGTTGCAGTGGGACAAGAATCATTAAAAGCATTTGTTGCAGGAGGTAGTGATAATACTTATAATACCGCGGTGGGATTTGCTGCTGGTTTAGCAGTAACTAACGGTACAAATAACACATTAATAGGAGGTTTAGCAGGTGATGCTCTTACAGAGGGTAATAATAATATTATTATAGGTCAAGCGGGTGCAGCTTCTGCTGTAGATGTTGATAATGAAGTAAATCTTTATAATGGTTCTGTAGTAGCTAGATTTCAAGGTTCTGCAAGTTCTTGGACATTTGTATCAGATAAAAGAGATAAAACAGATATTGAAGATTTAGAATTAGGAGTTGATTTTATAAATAAATTACAACCTAGAAAATTCAAATGGAATCATAGACATACTGATAACGATAAAGGCAAAGAGGCTTCTGGTTTTATTGCCCAAGAAGTTCAAGAAATATTAGATAAAGAAAATGCTAATTATACTGGAATAGTAGATACTAACGATCCAGAAAAATATCAATTAGCACAAGGAAATATCATACCAATATTGGTAAATGCAATTAAAGAACTAAGTGAAGAAATTAAAGAATTAAAAAAGAAATAATAAATGGCTCTACAATCAATAAGCATAGGAACTACAGCAAATGACGGAACAGGAACTAATTTAAGGGAAGCATTTGATATATGTAATGATAATTTTACAGAGGTATACTCTAGTGGTACAGCTGCATTGGCTTATAAATTAGAAGGTACTAATTTTACTGGATCGCTATTAGTCGGGCATAGTACAACTGGTACAATATCTAGTGCAGAATATAATACTGGTATTGGTATAAGCACATTAGATGCTTTAACTTCAGGTGATAGAAACGTTGCTGTAGGTGCTTTAGCTGGTACTAATATAAGCTCAGGAGGATCTAATACTTTAGTTGGTTCAAACGCTGGGGATGCTTTAACTACTGGTAGTCATAATATTGCTATAGGTCATAATGCTCTTGGTGCAGAAGATGGTAATGGTAGAAATGTTGCAATAGGTTATCAAGCATTATTAGTTCAAAATGCCGGGGCAGACGCTTATAATATAGCTATTGGATATAATACTGGTGTAGCAGTTTCAACAGGTATTAGAAATATAATAATAGGTGCTGAAGCTGGAGATGCATTAACAACTGGAGACTATAATGTAGCTATAGGACACGAAGCCTTATCCACAGAAGATGCTCATGGTCGTAATGTAGCAATAGGTTATAGAGCATTAAGAGATATGGACGCAGGCACAGACGCATATAGTGTAGCTATAGGTTATTTAGCTGGTGAAAATATTACAACAGGTATTAGAAATGTATTAATAGGCGGTTTGGCTGGTGATGCCTTAACAACAGGTTCATCAAATATAGCTATTGGACTACAAGCATTATCTACTGAAGACGGGCATGGACTTAATATAGCGATAGGGCACAATGCTTTAGCCTCTTTAAATGCTGGAGCTGATGGATACAATGTAGCTATTGGTCATCTTGCTGGTGAAGATATGACAACAGGTATACAAAATACTATTGTAGGAGGCCTTGCAGGCGATGCATTAACTACCGGGTCTAATAATGTAGCTTTAGGTTATAATGCATTATCAACTGAAGATACTGGTGCTCGTAATACCGCTATAGGTAGTGGTACTTTAGCAAGTATGAATTATAATGGTAATGGATATAATGTAGCTGTAGGTTATAATGCTGGTACAACTATTACAACAGGTAGATATAATGCTTTAGTTGGTGCTAGTGCTGGTTTAGCAATAACAACTGGTGAAAGAAATACAGCTTTAGGTTATAGAGCTTTATATACTAATGATGATGGCGATAACAACGTTGCTATTGGTTATCAAGCATTATATACTTTAGATCCAGCTAGTAATGTTGACATGTACAATGTTGCAGTTGGATATACTGCTGGTTATGCTCTGACAACAGGTACTAATAACGTGATAATTGGAGGTGAGGCCGGTGATACTCTTACTACAGGTACTGATAATATAGCAATAGGTAGGCAGGCTTTAAGTGCAAAAACTACTGGTGCTGCGGACGTAGCTATTGGTCATGAAGCTTTACAAGATGCAGATGGTGGTGATGCTTACAATGTGGCGGTGGGATGGCGAGCTGGTAGAAATGTTACAACAGGTATTAGAAATATTGTAATAGGAGCTTCGGCAGGAGATACTTTAAGTTCAGGAGTTGATAATATAGCAATAGGTTATCAAGCTTTATCAGCAGAAGACACGCATAGTTATAATACTGCCGTAGGACATCAAACTTTAAGAGTACAAGATGCAGGCGCAGATGCTTACAATGTGGCTATGGGATATCGAGCTGGATATACTGTTACAACAGGTGTTCAAAACACACTTATTGGTGGTTTAGCAGGTGATGCACTTACTACAGGAGCTGGTAATACTGTTTTAGGTTATCAAGCGCTTACTACGGAAGACGCACATGGAAATAATGTAGCTGTTGGTTACAAAGCTTTAAGAGATTTAAATGCTGGAGCAAATGGTCATAATACAGCTGTAGGAAATGAAGCTGGTATGCGTCTATCAACTGGTATTACAAATGTAATTGTAGGTAGTTTAGCTGGAGATCACTTAACTACTGGTAATAGTAATGTCGCTGTAGGTTATCAAGCTCTTACTGCAGAAGATGGTCATGGCAAAAACGTTGCTATAGGACATAATACTTTAAGAGATCAAGATGCAGGAGCTGACGCTTACAATGTAGCGATTGGTTTTGAAGCTGGTAAAGTAGTTTCAACAGGAAACGAAACTATATTAATAGGTGGGAATGCTGGTTTAGCATTAACTACGGGTATTAGAAACGTTGCGATAGGACACGCTACTTTACAAACAGAAGATACAACCGGTTATAACGTAGCTATAGGAAATAGAGCTTTACAAAGTCAAAATGCCGGTAGTGATGCTTATAATGTAGCAGTTGGATCAAATGCTGGTCAAAGTGTTACAACAGGTACAAGTAATACATTAATAGGTGGCTTAGCTGGTGATGCGTTAACAGATGGTAATGCAAATACTGCTGTAGGAAGGGGTGCTTTATCAGGAGAAACTAGAGGTGATAGAAACGTTGCTATTGGTTATGAAACTTTACTTGCTCAAAATAATACTTCTGATGTAGACGCATATAATGTAGCTGTAGGATACGTCGCTGGGACAGCAATGACAACAGGTATACAAAATATATTAATAGGTGGTATAGCAGGTGATGCCCTTACAACAGGTGATTATAATGTGGCTATAGGGCATAACGCTTTAGGCACAGAAGATAGTGGTGTAGGGAATGTAGCTATTGGTAGAAACGCTTTAAGTTCTTTAAATACCGGTAATAATGCTTATCATGTAGCTATTGGATATGAAGCCGGAAAATTAATAAATACAGGTCTTAGGGGTGTTTTTATTGGTGCTCATTCTGGTGATGCACTTACAACTGGTAATGACAATGTTGCTATTGGATATTCAGCTTTTAGCACAGAAGATACGGGTAATAAAAATACGGCTATAGGGGCTTATGCTTTACAAGATTTGAATTATGATGGCGATGGTCATAATACAGCTATAGGATATAATGCAGGTGCAGAAATTACAACAGCTAGATATAATACAATATTAGGTAGCTTAGCTGGAGACGCACTTACCACCGGCGCAGAAAATACTGCATTAGGGTATGGTGCTTTAGGGCAAGAAGATACAGGTAGTAGAAATGTAGCTATAGGACAAGAGGCTTTAACTGCATTAAATTATAATGGCGAAGCATATAATACAGCTGTAGGTTATAACGCTGGTAAAGCTGTTTCAACAGGTTTATATAATACTATTGTAGGTGGACTTGCAGGCGATGCTTTAACTGCTGGTAGCAATAATGTAGCAATAGGTATGTATGCTTTATCAACAGAAGATGCACATGGTAGGTGTATTGCTATAGGTCCTAATGCTTTAAAAACACAAGACGCCGGGGCTGATGCATACAATATAGCTATAGGATATAATGCTGGTATATATGTTTCAACAGGTGTAAATAATACTTTAATTGGAGGTCTCGCAGGTGATGCTTTAACTACAGGCGGATATAATGTAGCAGTTGGCTATAATGCTTTAGGTACAGAAGACGAGCATGGCCAGAATGTTGCTATAGGATATGGTGCTTTAAGTTCACAAAATGCAGGGGCTCATGCAAAAAATACAGCTGTTGGATATACTGCTGGTTTAGAAATTACAACAGGTGTTCAAAATACAATTATTGGTGGATTAGCTGGTGATGCACTAACTACAGGTGCTTATAATACTGCTGTAGGACATGGTGCATTAACTGCGGAAGACACGGGTACTCGTAATACCGCTTTTGGTTACGGTGCTTTAGAGACATTAAATTATGATGGTTCTGGACAAAACACAGCTATAGGATTTAGTGCTGGTGCTGCAATAAACACAGGTATTAAAAATACTATATTAGGTTCAGAATGTGGAGATGCAATAACTACTGGTGAAAATAATATAGTAATAGGTTACGGTGCTGCGGCTTCTGCTGTAGATGTTGATAACGAAATTACATTAGGAGATGCAAATATTGCCTCTATAAGATGTCAAGTACAAACAATCTCCTCTTTATCAGATAAAAGAGATAAAACAAATATTAACACTTTAGATAAAGGACTAGAATTTGTAGATGCTTTAAAACCAGTCAAGTTTGATTGGGAAACAAGAGACGGTTCACAAAAAGGTGTTAAAGATATTGGATTTATTGCTCAAGATTTACAAGAACTAGATGATGAATATACTAATTTAGTTTATGACAAAAATCCAGAAAGACTAGAAGCCTCTTATGGCAGACTAGTACCAATTTTAGTAAAAGCTGTTCAAGAGCTCTCTGCTAAAGTAAAAATGCTAGAAAACAAGTAAATATATATATAGTAATATATATAACTAATTAACAATCAATAACTAAAATCAAAATTATGAGTGAATTAGAATATACTGATGAGATGGCTGCAGCTGATATTCCTGCTACAATGGAGTCTGTTGAAATCGTCGAAAGGGTTAGAGCTGTTTCCGAAGGAGATAGAACTGCAGATGAAGTAGGTGATTTATTTAGAAACGAAGGTCATATTGTAATCAAAATGGCTAAAAGTAAATTTGTTTCTGCACTATCATCTGCTCAAAAAGCTAAAATAGACGCTTTAAGTCTATAATTAATAACTAAATTAAATTAAATATAATGAAGAAAATTATTACATACTTTAAAGATATGTGGAATTATCTATGGGGCAAAACTTCTGTCGATGAAAAAGCTCTTGCTACAGTTAAAGAAATCAAAAGAAGATATAAATTAACTGCACAAGAACTTAGAGACGTAGCTAAAGCTATGAAAGAAGTTGGTAACCAAATGGGTGATATCGATAATGCTTTAAGAGGTGAAAAACGTAAAGGTAGAAAAAATGCCAAAAAGTAAAAAGAAGTTTAAAGACACAACCGTTGGACAACTATTATTTGGTGCGGCTTCTGTTATTAATCCTACATTAGGGAATGTACTACGAGGTGTTACGTCTCCAAAAGAAGCAATAGCAGAAATAACTAAATCAGATGCACCTGCAGAAGATAAAGTTAAACTGCAACAATTAATATACGAACAACAGAATAAAGAACTAGAAGCTGTAACTTCCAGGTGGGAGGCAGATTCTATGTCTGATTCATGGATGTCGAAAAATGTACGCCCACTAGTATTAGTATGGTGTATATGTATATTTTCATTAGCTGGAATTTTAGACAGCGTTGAAACTATACCATTTCATATAAATGAAACATGGAATGATACTTTTGAGAAGGTCATGATGGCAGTCGTTCTGGCCTATTTCGGTGGACGTACGACTGAAAAGGCAAGTAGTATTTTTAAAAAATAAACAAACAATTAAATTAAATTAAAAACCAAAAAATCCAAAATTATGGCAAAGAAAGAAAAAGAAATGAAAATTACAGATGAGCAATTAGAAAAAGTAAGAGCTCAGCAAAGTGTTAAAGCAAGAATAATTAATGATGTAGGTGTATTAGAAGCACAAAAACATGATTTATTAAATGCTTTAACTAATGTTATGCAAAAATCAGCTGAAACTGCAGAAGAACTTGAAAAAGAATATGGTAAAATTAATATCAATCTTGAAGATGGTGCTTATGAAGTTGTTGAAGTAGAAGAGGAAGAAGAAGAAAAAGCTGAAGAAGAAGTAACAGAAAAAGAATAAAAATAAATTAAATTAATTCCTATGGCGAAGTTAATTCGAAAATTAAGCATAGGAGCTGACTATAAAAATGAAGCAATGCACTATTCCGTAGGCCAGCAGGTCTACGGAGGACATTGTATCTCTAATATATTATTTGATAGTAAAGATAAGTCATATAATATATATATTGAAAAAGAAAGTGAAACTATACCTTGGAAAAAATTTAATTCCAATATGGCAATTTCAGTTGAATATAATTTAGAATACTAATGCAAGGTTTATTTAATTTTATAGTACAACCCAAGAACGGAAGGTACGACAATGAGGTTTCTATAGGTAATAAAAAACTTATAGTGAACACCACAATGGACGATCATAAATATGTTAATCGTATAGGCATTGTAAAATCAATACCAAAAGTAGGTGAAACAAATATAAAAGTTGGGGATGAAGTTATAGTACATCATAATGTCTTTAGAAGATTTTATGATGTAAGAGGTAAAGAAAAAAATAGTGCTTCTTATTTTAAAGAAGATCTATATTTTTGTTATTATGATCAAATTTTCTTATATAAACAAGACAATAAATGGAAAGCTCCATTTAATTTCTGTTTTGTTAAGCCTATATTAGAAAATAAAAAACAACTTTTAAAAGAAAACAAAGAACGTCCTGGTATTGGGGTATTAAAGTATGGAAATAGTTCCTTAGAAGACTTTAAAATACAAAAGGGAGACTTAATCGGGTTTACCCCTAGCAGTGAGTATGAATTCATTATTGATAATGAGAGATTATACCGTATGCGAACTAATGATATTACAATTAAATATGAATACAAAGGAGACGAAGTTGAATATAATCCAAGCTGGGCAAGTGGCTGTGGACGAACTTATTAAAGTAGCTAAAGAACCTATTGTAGATTCAGAAGATGACATCTCTGCAGATAGATTAAAAAATGCCGCTGCTACTAAAAAGCTAGCCATATTTGATGCCTTTGAAATACTTAAACGTATTGAAGAAGAAAAAAATATGTTAGAAGATAAACCTAAAAAAGTTAAAAAAGAAAAATCTTTTAAAGGTTTTGCAGAAGGGAGGTCTAAATAATGTACGAGCAAACTTTATATAAAATACTACCAGACTATATTAAACCTAAAATTTTAGCAAGAAATAATAGGTATAAAAAATGGGAATATGGGTATAATAAAGAATATGATTTTATAGTCATTAGTAAGACTGGTAAAATAGGTGAAGTATATGAAATTCAAAATCTTAAAATAGCTTTACCAGAACCTGAAAATATATATAAAAGATCTAATAAAAAAGAAGAACAATATTGGGAGGTTTCTGAATTAGATAAAGATTTAAAAAGAATAAAAACCATATTTGATTGGAAAGAATATCCAGTTGAATTTAAAGAAAAGTGGTATAATTATATAGATGAGGAGTTTAAAAGAAGAGATGAGGGTTTTTGGTTTTATAATAAAGGCAATCCTATTTATATTACTGGCACTCATTATATATACTTGCAATGGAGTAAAATTGATGTTGGGAAACCAGATTTTAGAGAAGCCAATAGGTTATTCTTTATATTCTGGGAAGCTTGTAAAGCAGACACAAGATGCTATGGAATGTGTTACCTTAAAAATCGTAGATCAGGATTTTCTTTCATGGCCTCAGGAGAGGTAATAAATCTAGCAACAATATCAAGTGATTCCAGATATGGAATATTATCTAAAACTGGTTGGGATGCTAAAAAGATGTTTACTGATAAGGTTGTACCAATTTCAGTTAACTACCCATTCTTTTTTAAACCGATTCAAGATGGTATGGATCGACCTAAAACAGAACTAGCATATAGAGTTCCAGCTTCTAAATTAACTAGAAGAAAGATAGAATTAGGTACAAAAGAAGAAGAATTACAAGGTCTTGATACAACTATTGATTGGAAAAATACAGCTGATAATAGTTATGATGGTGAAAAATTAAAACTATTAGTACATGATGAATCAGGAAAATGGGAAAGACCTAATAATATATTAAATAACTGGAGAGTTACAAAAACAACCTTAAGGCTAGGTAGCAGAATAGTAGGTAAATGTATGATGGGGTCTACTAGTAATGCTTTAGATAAAGGTGGTGATAATTTTAAAAACTTATATTATGAATCCGATGTTACTAAGAGAAACCGCAATGGACAGACAAGCTCAGGACTCTATTCTTTGTTCATACCTATGGAATGGAACTACGAAGGATACATTGATATGTATGGACTACCTGCGTTTGAAACTCCAAAGACAAAAACTTATGGACCAGATGGTCATGAAATTAAAATAGGTGTAATAGATTATTGGGATAATGAAGTTGAAGGATTAAAAAATGATCAGGATTCATTAAATGAATTTTATAGACAGTTTCCAAGAACTGAAAAACATGCTTTTAGAGACGAAACTAAACAATCATTATTTAATTTAACTAAAATATATGAACAGATAGATTATAACGAAGAAGTTAAAATGTCTGGAATTATAACACAGGGAAGTTTCCAATGGAAAAATGGTGTAAAAGATACTTTAGTAGAATTTATGCCAAATAATACTGGAAGATTTAAAGTTAGTTGGGTGCCTGAATTACAATTACAAAATAAAGTAATAACAAAAAATGGTATTAAGTGTCCTGGTAATGAACATATAGGTGCTTTTGGATGTGATAGTTATGATATATCAGGGACAGTAGATAAATTAGGATCTAATGGCGCTTTACATGGTATTACTAAATTTTCTATGGAAAATGTACCAGCTAATAGAATATTTTTAGAATATGTAGCAAGACCACAAACCGCAGAAATCTTTTTTGAAGATGTTTTAATGGCTATTGTCTTTTATGGAATGCCAATATTATGTGAAAATAATAAACCTAGATTGTTGTATTATTTAAAAAGAAGGGGTTATAGAGGATTTTCTATGAATAGACCTGATAAAACTTGGAATAAATTATCTGTTGCAGAAAGAGAGGTTGGTGGAATACCTAATTCATCTGAAGACATTAAGCAAGCACATGCTGCGGCAATAGAAAGTTATATAGAAAGTTATATTGGTCAAAACACTGATGGATATGGTGATATGTATTTTCAAAGAACATTAGAAGATTGGGCTAAATTTGATATAAATAATAGAACAAAATATGATGCATCTATTAGCTCAGGATTAGCATTAATGGCATGTAATAAAAACCTATATAAACCAACTCAAGAAAGAACAACAAAATCTATTGATCTTGGCATAAAAAAATATGACAACCAAGGAGTACGATCTCAAATAATATAAAAATGATTAAAAAAGGTATTAAAACCTCTTTCCCTAGTCAAGCAGTCAGTGACACAGAGAAAATGAGTATGGAATATGGCGCTAGAGTTGGCGCTGCTATTGAACACGAATGGTTTAGTAATAATGGTGGTTCAAGTAGATGGTCTGCTTATAAAGACTCTTTTCATTCATTAAGATTATATGCCAGAGGAGAACAGTCTATTAAAAAATATAAAGATGAATTATCTATTAATGGTGATTTGTCATATCTTAATTTAGATTGGAAACCAGTACCTATTATATCTAAATTTGTAGATATTGTTGTAAATGGTATGGCTGATAGATCATATAATATTAAAGC